CCAACGCCAAAAGGTAAAGTAGTATCACGAGGACTAGTAAGAAGGCGAAAAGAAGAAGCCGAGTTGTATTTGTCATAAGTTGCTAATTTATAGCATTTTATTTAATCTAGCCACTCACAGCTAGATTTTTTTTTTGGTTATATGAAATAAACTACTATAAATTTACAGCGACAAACGATCTACATTCATTTAAATTCTAACCGTATGACAACACCAAACGACCTGGCAGCGTATAAAACTATGCTGCAAGACAAAATCAAAGCGCTACAATTTTTAGGATCTAATCTAAAAGACACAAAGCGCATAGCTATTCAGCTAACTTTTAACTGCGAAAGTCGCGTCCTAATTGAACAGCGGCTGATCCCCTTTAACCTGGAAATGGAACTGCGCACTCTTATTGACGATTCTATTGATTTTTACCAGCGCCAGTTGATTAACGCTAATCAGGGAAATTATGAGCAAATTTGATCGCGTTATTAGCTGGAGTTATACCTGGCTATTTTGTTTTCCTATTATGCTGCTAGTAATGATAGCAGTTGAAACAGTTTTTTTTATTTACAGATCTATAAAATTTATCCAACTATGCAAAACCAAAATTTTAATGCTCCTGCGTTCCCCCCACAAGTAGCACAAGACAACCTGGGCCGCATTATTGCGCCTATCCCTGGTATGAGTAAGCTAGAGTACTTTACTATCCAGCTGCTACCTTTTTACTTGGAACTAGCCACAACAAAAAAGCTATCCGACAAAGGGGAGCCAGTTACAGCAGTACAGGCCGCTATTAACACAGCAAAAGATTTAATTGAAAAACTTAACACCAACGAAAATGAAAAAGACGTCTTATCAATTATTGAATAACCCAAAATTTTGGTTATTGATTATCTTACTTTTTATGCTATGGCTATCTAGTTACTGGAATTTTTAAAAATAAATGACAAACGACTTAGTACTAAATGACTTGCTCAATACAAGGCGCTATGATCCTACAAAGAGGCCTAGTCAAGAGCAAGTCATTTTTTCTATTAATAGTAAAATTGTTGGTACCCTTCAGAATTACGTTGTGGTGAGCGGCTTGCCGAAAGCCAGTAAAAGTACCTATGTTGGTGCAATAGCTGCAAGCGCGTTAGTTCCGCATTACCAGGCCGTTTTTGGCCTTAAAATAGCACTGCCAGCAGATAGGCAGCGCCTAGCTTATTTTGATACGGAGCATAGCGCCTTTGACTTTTATAGGCAAATGGATAAAATAAAAGGTTTTGCTGATAAAAATACTTTGCCCGATTTTTTTGACGCATTTAGCACTAGGGAAGATATGCCAGCAAAAATTCGTAAGCTAGTAGAAGCCTATTTGCAACAGCACGCAGATTGCAGCGTTTTAATTATTGACGGACTGCTGGATCTTTGCCTAAATTACAACGATGAAAGGGAAACCAGGTTACTTACTAACTGGTTTAAAAGAATTACCAAACAGTATAATGTTTTACTAATTGGCGTACTGCACCTGGGTAAGGGCCAGGGCGAAACGCTAGGACACTTGGGATCTAATACAGACCGCTGGGCGCAGAGTACTTTGATAGTGGAACGAAATAAAGAAAATCAGCAGTTTATTTTAAGGCCTAAATACTTACGCAGTTCGGATGACTTTGATCCAATTGCACTAATGAATTTTAACGGACTATGGCAGCAAGTACCTTACATAGAACAGGAAACTTTTACACTACCAAAAAAATCAAAAAAATGACGCACGGATCGCTTTTCTCTGGTATAGGCGGCTTCGACTTAGCCGCTGAATGGGTAGGCTGGGAAAATCTTTTTCATTGTGAATGGAATGAATTTGGGCAAAAAGTACTAAAGTACTACTGGCCTAATGCTGAAAGTTTTACTGATATAACAAAAACAAATTTTAGTAAATATGAAAACAAAATCGACATACTTACGGGGGGCTTCCCTTGCCAGCCCTACTCTACTGCCGGAAAGCGAAGAGGAAAAGAGGACGAGCGCCATTTATGGCCAGAAATGCTGCGAGCAATTAGGGAAATTCGCCCGCGTTGGATTGTGGGCGAAAACGTTTTCGGCCTTATTAATTGGTCAGAAGGGCTGGTTTTCCACGAGGTGCAAACTGATCTGGAAGCTGCGGGGTACGAAGTACAGCCGTTTGTACTTCCAGCTGCGGCCGTTAATGCGCCACACAGAAGAGACCGGGTTTGGTTTATTGCCCACGCCGTTAGCGAGTGTTATGGATCAAACAAACTTCCAAGCATACGATCAAAGAATGCAAAGGCTAGTGGAAAAGGGGCACAAACCTTTCACAATGACGCTGGATCAAATGGCTTTAAGGGGGCTGCTACCCACACCAACAGCAATGGACAGCACTTCAGCAACTGCAATGATGAAAAGCTCACAGGTCAAACCAGGATCAATGCACAGTGTAACACTAACACGCTGGGCAACGCAAATGCTACACACACCAAAAGCAAACGACTTCAAAAATCAGAAAAAATCGGAAAATTGGAAGGGATTAGATTTGAGCAGTCAAATAAAGGAAATTACTGGCAGCGATTCCCTACTCAATCCCCCCTTTGTACTAGAAATGATGGGCTTTCCAATAGATTGGACGGAATTACCTTTTCAAAATGGCGAAATGAAACAATAAAAGCAGCAGGAAACGCAATTTGCCCGCAAGTTGCCCTACAAATTTTTAATGCAATTAATGAATACGAAAATCTTTAACCTGGGAACAGAGGAAACTGAACGCTAATAACTATGGAACAGAAAAACAACAGCGGCACGATTTTTCGCAATGCGAAAAAAGAAACTGCACAGGCGCCTGATTATTCGGGAACAGCAACGGTAAACGAAAAAAAATTCCGTATTGCTGGCTGGATCAACAAAAGCAAAACTGGATCTAATTACTTGCGCATTTTATTTACTGAAATAATAGAACAGCCGCAAACTGGAACACCAACAGAACAAAGTAGGCTAGAAATGGGCAGTGGTAATATTGATAGCGTAATGATTGACGATCTACCTTTCTAGTAAAAAAAAGCGCCAGGAGCTAGGCTCAACTGGCGCGGACAAACGACCAACGGACTAACCGCGATCACCTGTATTCAATACGAAAATAGTAAAAAATGGCAAAGGATCTAAAAACAGCAATAGTTTTTTTTAAGCCAGGAACAAAGCGGCCTAGAAAGTACCGAAATATATCTAACGTCCTAAAATTTGGCAAATTTTGCCAGGATCTAGGCGCCTGGTATATTAACTGGTACGATTCACAATCGGCGAAATTTGAGCGCAGGACGTGGCTTATACGCGATTTTGAAAAAAAGCTGTAAATTAGCAGATACATAAGCAGAGTTGGTTATATTCACAATGCGGCCCCTGGTTTCTACTAGGGGCCTTTTTTTGCGCTGTATTGTGCAACGATTTTTAGTAAATGAAGGTGAATACAGGTAATATGTGGATAAAAAAATATCGTAAAATTCCCTAAAATATGAATTATTTTATGTAACTTTGAGTTACTCTGTGCTTGGCCCCACAAAGGCCTGCACAGATAACTCAAAAAGTTGCTATTTTACGAAAGTCAAAAAATTAGTTGCATAAAAGTTTTGCAGGCTAAAAAAGTTTTTCTACTTTCATACGGACAAACGACATAGGACTTAAAAGCCGCGCCGATAGGCGAATGAAAAACTTATTTTATCTAATAGGCGGCGCCGCTGCACTTTTTTTACTTTCAAGATTTAGATTCGGTCAAAAAGCTATTTTTCAACTGCGCAGCCTGCGACCAGGCGGCAGTTTGTTACAGCCAACGATTAACGTGGAACTATCTGTGCAAAACCCGACCAATACAAAGATTAAAATAAAAAGTATTACTGGATCAATTAGCGTTAATGATAGATTCCTAGCTAATGTATCAGCATTCGGCGATCAGACAGTCGCACCTAATAGCGAAAGTACGCTGCGCCTTGTGGCACGTCCTAGCGCGTTAGGAGTTTTTGAAAGTGTACGTGAATTATTAAACGCGGCAGCTGGACAGGTTAGCGCTACTTTTAGAGGATCAGCAAACGTGGACGGAATAGTTGTTCCAATAACTGAAACGCGCAGCCTGTGAATGCAAGTGTATTAATGGGCCGACTAGCACCGTTTATGAACAAAAACGAAATGCTAGTCCAGGATCAAAATACAGGTGATATAATAGACGCTATATGTACTGCGCACAAAAGACACGCGCAGGAATATAGCAGAATTAGTTCTTTTTTTAATGCTGGAACACCTAGAGAAGTAGGACGTAAAATTTTTAATTTTTTAAAAAATAATGTTCGCTATGTAATTGAGCCAGGAAGTAAGCAGACCGTAAAAAGTCCGGCAGCTATTTTGGCTACCGGCCACGGCGACTGCAAGCACCTAAGTTTATTTGCTGGGGGAGTATTACAAAGCCTGGGCATACCTTTTGCTTATCGTTTTGCAAGTTATAGAGATTATGACAAGCAACCTCAGCACGTTTTTGTAGTGATAAACCCAGGAAAGAATGAAATTTGGCTTGATCCAGTAGTAGGACAATACGACTATAAAAAACCGTATAAATACGCAACAGATAGAAAAATGGCACTATATTCAATAAGCGGAGTGGGCGCAACAGCGCAACAAAAGGCAGCGTTAAAAGCTGCTAAAGCAGCCAAAAAAGCGGCGCCGACTAAAGCGGCGAAAAAAGCAGCTGTAACAAACGTAAAAGCTGCTCGCCAGGCTGCGGGCCGCACAGCTGGGCAGGTATTAAAAAAAGGAACTAAAGCTGTACTAAAAGTAGCAGCAGCGCCAGTACGCAATGCGTTTTTAGCGCTAGTTTATATAAACTTTGGCGCACTGGCAACAAAGCTAGCAGCAGCCTGGCAAAAAGCACCTAGCAAGCTGCAAAACTTTTGGGAAGGCGCAGGCGGTCAAATTAACGCACTGAAAAAAGCCTGGGAAAAAGGATCAACTAAAAAAAGAATTTTTGGCGACGATATAATAGGAGTAGCACCAGCGGCAGCAACAGCAACAGCGGCAGCGCCGTTACTTGTTAGAGTAGGTAATTTTTTTAGAGAAATTGGCATTGATCCTGCGGACCTGGTAGATATTGGCAAAAGCGCAATTAATTCTATGTCGCAGGAATTAGCAAAAAAAGCACTGGAGCCAAAAGCAGCAGAACAGGCCGAAAATATAGATACTGCGGATCAAGTTTTTGAGGAAACTACGCCAACTATGGACGTAACAAGTACACCAACATTTGAAAAACAATCCGAAACTAGAAAACCTAATTTTTTACCATTAATTATAGGCGGCGCAGCTGTTCTGTATTTAGTAACTAGAAAAAAATAAAATGACTGCAAAGCAACGCGCAGCACGCGCAAAATTTAAGGCAGTAGTCGCAGAGGCTAAAAAGCTGCGCAAAAAAAACCCTAAGCTAACACAGGCCCAGGCTGTAAAGCAGGCGTTTGCAATAAGCTACGGTAAAAAGCGCGCTGGAGTAGGTGCAGTTAAGAAAAAAGCAGCACGAAAAAAGAAAGCGGCGCCTACAAAAGTAAAAGCAAAAAAGCGCAGATCAACGGAAATGCACACAGACACAAAAAGTCATAACGTTAATATCCGCGTAATTAGTGGAATTGGAAAAACTAAATTTTATATTTAATGGATAACATTGTAATAACAGCTAGAAGTTTTAACGGATATTTTGTTAGTTATCCTAATGGTGGTCATCTTGACTTTGTTGCTACTAGCTTTCAAGCATTAAAAGATGGTTTAAGACATAATAAATGGCCTTACAAACCTGTAATTTATAGAATTGACGCATTTGGAAAGCCAAAATTTGTAAAACTAAAAAGCGTACAATTAAAAAACATTTTTGAAGAATTGAAAATGAAATAATGTATAAAATTTTACCCTACACGCAGGCCCAGGCTAGGCGCTTAAATGTAAGAGTAAAGCCGAGCAGCAGACAGGGTAAAAAAATAGATATTTATGATCGAAAAGGAAATTATATAACAAGTGTAGGCGCAAAAGGCTACCTGGATTATCCAACATACCGAAAGTTATTTGGAAAAGCAGTAGCCGATCAGCGGCGGCGCCTATATAAGCAAAGGCACCAGGCAGATAGAAAAGTGAAGGGAACGCCAGGATACTTTGCAGATCAGCTGCTATGGTAATTAGGACGTAATAAACAAACATAAAAAAACAAAATGGCAAGACGTAGAAAAAGCACCAAAAGACGCGCAGGTCGTCGTCGTATGGGCGCAATTGGCAAAAAAGCCAACATTGCAGCTGCACTGGGAATAATCGCAGGCGCAGTTATTGGTAAAAAAGTTGCAGGCTTTATTCCAGTAGGGGATGAGCGAATCAAAAATGCAGCTGTTGTAGGTATCGGACTAGCTTTCCCAATGATCCTAAAAGGGGATATGGGTAAAGCTATTGGTAATGGTATGATCGCAGCAGGCGGCGCAGGTCTAGTAGGTCAATTAGTACCAGCACTAGGTCAAATGGATGATACTATGACTTTTCCAGTAACAGTAGGCGAAGTACCCGACAATATCAGCGTAATTGCTGGGGATGATACGGTACTAGCTGGCGACGATCTTTCTGTGCTGGCAGGATACGACGAGGACGATAATTAATTAAATTACCTGTATTCACCTTTATTTAAAAACAAAAAGCCCCGCCCTGGGCAAACGAACAGGGCAAAAACAAAATGGCATCAACAGTCGGCACACGCCTCGCCTTTGAAAAGGCAAAACAAGCGATAAACACAGCAGGTTTTTCGCTAGGTCAAGCAGTACTTTCTCAGTCCTACTTGCGCTTGGAAGTAAGTTTATCAACTACTATCACAAGTTATCAATTCCCTGTACTAACAAATGACGTAAGCAGCAGCAATACGTCTAGCTTTAACACAGAACAGCGCCTTA